GTCACATACAACATCATCAGTGTTACACCGGATTATCTGCACAAGGATTATCTGAAACTTACTGCAGAAGCCAGAAAGGCAGGGCAAAATGACCAGTATTGACAATCTTGCAGAGGAAATTATGCAGGGCTTGCAGGAATATGCAGATCTTGCAGATACCGCCATGAAAAAGGCTGTCCGGAAATCCGCCACGCAAGTGAAAAACGAGATTTCCGCCAATGCCCCGAAGGACACCGGAAAATATGCAAAAAGCTGGGCAACGAAAAAGACTGGCGAAAACAGTCACTCTTTGGAGATGACAGTACATTCTAAAAACAGATATCAACTGGCACACCTTTTGGAAAAGGGGCACGCCAAGCGTGGCGGTGGTCGGGTATCTGGGAAACCGCATATTGCTTCTGCGGAAGAAAACGGTGTACAGTTGCTGGAGCATTTAATCGAGGGGGCTTTGTCATGACCTACGAACAGATCGCAGAAATGATGGAAGAGATGGGACTGCCTTTCGCCTACCATCATTTCGCCGAGGGTGAAAGTCCCGCACCGCCTTTTTTGCTGTTTTTATCTCCTGGAGAAAATACATTTTCAGCGGATAATCAAATGTATTTTAGTTTTAAGATGCTGGATATTGAACTTTACACAGATGTTAAGAATCCTGAACTGGAAAAGCAGATTGAAGAGGTTCTGAAACGTCATGAGATTTACTACACAAAATCAGAAGTCTGGATAGAGTCAGAAAGGCTCTATGAAGTGCTTTATGAAACGGAGGTTTAAGTCCTATGGCAAACAAAAAGAATAAGGTCAAATTCGGTTTGACCAATGTACATTACGCTAAAATCAAGGACTGGGTAACCGATGCCAGCGGAGCCAATTTGACACCAGTCTATGTGGATCCGGTGCGTCTGCCGGGTGCAGTTTCCATTTCCATTGATGCGAACGGCGAAAACGAAAATTTTTATGCCGATGACATCGTATACTACGTAATTTCCAACAATTCTGGCTATGAAGGTGATTTGGAAATCGCCTTGATTCCTACAGATTTCTCTACAGATATTCTGGGAGAAATTCTGGACAGCAACGGTGTTTTGGTGGAAAGAAATGATGATGAGGTATCACAGTTTGCGTTGCTGTTTGAATTCACCGGAGATAAGCGGAAGATTCGCCATGTTCTCTATTGCTGTTCCGCCTCCCGTCCGGCAACAGAGGGACAGACTACCGAGGACAGCAAGGAAGTAAAAACAGAAACCATCTCCATCAAGGCTTCGGCACTGCCCAACGGTCTGGTAAAGGCAAAGACCTGTGAGTCCACAGATGCTTCTACTTATGATGGCTGGTACAAGAACGTATACACACCGGCAGTCGGAATGGCTTCCAAGACCACTGTAAAAGCGTAAGGAGGGTGCAGTATGGCAATTCAGAAGAACATCACCATTGATGGGATTGATGTGCCGTTCAAGGCGAGTGCAGCAGTTCCCAGATTGTATCGTCTGAAATTCCGCAGAGATATTTATCAGGACTTTGCAGCACTGCAAAAGTCTGTGGGAGAAAATACAGAGAAATCCTCCGCACTGGACATTGAAAGCCTTGAGGTGTTTGAGAACATCGCCTACATCATGGCAAAACACGCCGATGCAGCCATTCCGGCATCGCCGGACGAGTGGCTGGAACAGTTTAACACGTTCAGCATCTATGAGATCTTACCGCAGCTGATCGACCTCTGGGGTTTGAACGTAGAAACACAGGTTCAATCTAAAAAAAACATCGCCCGATTGACCGACCGATGACCACACCGCTGTTTTTGTTGCGGTGCGTTCAGCTTGGTTTGTCAATGGGCGATTTGGATTTTTTGACCATTGGTTTGGTGAATGATATGTTTACCGAACGGGAGAATGACGAGTGTCATTATGATGTGCTGGCAGATCAGAGGGATTTTGACCGATTTTAGAAATCTGTTTCTTCTTCTGATGAAAGCAATGCGATAAATGCCTCTGGCGTGTATACTGGAATGTCAGCATGTGCATAATCTTTTTCATTTCTTGTGACGATACAATCCATCCCTGTGCGACGTGCTGTTTCAATCATAACAGCATCCTCGTAATCAGATACATTCGATGAAATTGCCTGTCTGCAGTCCAGTCCAGCTGTGTCTAAAATATCAAACAGTACAAAGAGACGGCTTAAAATATTTCGAGTTTCTGCATCACTGTGTGTTTGACGATGCGTCAAATAGTAGATATCTGTGACAGATTTTGCACTGATCCAACCATCAAAAAGACGATTGGCAGAAAGCAGAAAAATAGTCTGTGCATTTTCGCAAAAAGGTTCTCTTTTTTGAAGCGCATCAATGATCACACAAGTATCTAACAACGCTCTCATATCTGATCCAACCTCTCTTTTTGTGCTTCCTCTAACGTGCAGCCGGACGGAACAGAACCGAATAACGATTTGGCAATATCAACACGATCTTGATTGGGATTGGTTAGTTTTGCAATGATCTTTCCATTTTTGGAAATGAAAATATCTTCCGTTGCAGCGAGCATCAAGTACTTACCAAGGTTTGTTTTGAATTCAGTTGCAGTAATTGACATAAACAAGCCCCCTTTTCTTTTTACTAGTTTTATTATATCACAATCGAACGATTTTGTCAAGCATTTCGTTCGATTTCGGAGGTGAAATTTATGGCAAACCGCATCAAAGGCATTACCGTAGAAATCGGCGGTGATACCACCAAGCTGTCCAAGGCACTGGAAGGTGTCAACAAGGACATCAAGGGCACGCAGACACAGTTGAAAGATGTCCAGAAACTGCTGAAGCTTGATCCCACCAACACGGAACTTTTATCCCAGAAGCACAAACTGCTGGCAGATGCGATATCTGCCACCAAAGAAAAGCTGGAAGTGCTGAAAACTGCCGCAGAACAGGCAAATACGGCTCTTGCAAATGGCGAAATTTCCCAGCAGCAGTATGATGCTCTACAGCGTGAGATCATCGAAACCGAAAACGAACTGAAACGCCTGACCACAGAGGCAAACAATTCTCACACCGCTTTGGAAAAGATGGGCGTTCTGGGAGAAACGCTGCAGTCCGCCGGAGATAAGATCTCCGGTGTGGGACAAAAGCTGCTGCCGGTCACTGCTGGTGTCACGGCTCTGGGAACCATTGCCGTGAAAACCGGTGCGGATTTTGATTCCGCCATGTCAAAGGTGGCAGCTATTTCGGGTGCGACCGGTTCAGAGATGGATGCTCTCCGGGAAAAAGCACGTGAAATGGGCAGCAAAACAAAATTCTCTGCAAGTGAAGCTGCCGAAGCCATGAACTACATGGCGATGGCAGGCTGGAAGACTAATGATATGCTCAGCGGTATCGAAGGCATTATGAACCTTGCTGCCGCTTCCGGCGAGGACTTGGCATCTACTTCGGACATTGTCACGGATGCTTTGACCGCTTTCGGTTTGTCTGCTTCGGACAGCGGACACTTTGCAGATATTCTGGCTGCCGCATCAAGCAATGCCAACACCAATGTCAGCATGATGGGCGAAACTTTCAAGTATGCCGCTCCGGTGCTGGGTTCTTTGGGCTATTCCGCTGAAGATTCCGCTATCGCCATCGGACTGATGGCAAACGCCGGTATCAAATCCTCACAGGCTGGTACAGCACTGCGTTCCGCCATTACCAATCTGGCAAAGCCAACAGATACGGTAGCATCTGCCATGGAACAGTATGGCATTTCTCTGACAGATAGTTCCGGCAAGATGTACTCTTTACGAGAACTCATGGAACAACTCCGTCAGAAATTGGGCGGTCTTTCTGAAGCAGAACAGGCACAGGCGGCTGCCTCGCTGTTTGGCAAAGAGGCCATGTCCGGTATGCTGGCGATCATCAACGGTTCCCCGGCGGATTTTGAAAAACTATCCAATGCCATTGACACCTGTTCGGATACAGTAGACGGCTATAATGGCACGACCGAAAAAATGGCAGCGGTCATGCAGGACAATCTTGCAGGACAAGTAACCATCTTGAAGTCCCAGCTGGAAGAACTGGCGATTTCCTTTTCTGACATCCTGATGCCCACTATTCGCTCCATTGTTTCCCGCATTCAGGAACTGGTGGACAAGCTGAACCAATTAGACCCGCAGGCCAAAGAAACCATTGCGAAAATTGCACTGGTGGCTGCTGCTCTGGGTCCGATGCTGGTGGTGCTGGGAAAGACCATTTCCAGTGTGGGGACGGTCTTTTCCGCAGTGTCCAAACTGCCTGCCCTTTTCTCTACTGTGCAAGGTGGCATTGGAGCCATTACCGGAGCGTTGGGCGTGTCATTAGGTCCGCTGCTCGCCATTATCGCAGCTGTTGCCGCTTTGGTGGCTGCCTTTGTGCATCTCTGGAAAACCAATGAAACATTCAAGAACAACATCATTGGTATCTGGGAACAGATCAAAAGCACCTTTACCGGATTGACACAGGGCATCACTGACCGGTTAAACGCTCTGGGATTCGACTTTGAAAGTTTCACCGATGTGCTGAAAGCAGCGTGGGATGGACTGTGCAATCTGCTGGCTCCCATTTTTGAAGGTGTTTTTCAGAATATCTCCAACATCTTTTCAGAGTTTACTGGCGTTCTTCTGGGGCTGCTGGATGTTCTGATCGGTCTGTTTACTGGTGACTGGGAGCAGTGCTGGGACGGCATCAAGGGTATTTTTACGTCTATCTGGAATTTCATTGTCAACACGTTCCGCAATATCATGAATACCTTGAAAGGCATTGCAGATGTGGTATTGGGGTGGTTCGGAACAAGCTGGAACGAAGTCTGGACTTCCATCAAAACATTTTTCGTGGACACATGGAACAGCATCGCTTCCTTCTTCACAGGAATCGTTACCGGAATCCGGGACTTTTTCGTCAACACCTGGACGTCTATTTCCAATACCTTCACAGCCATTGTCACTGCCATTCAGACGGTGGCAACAACTGTATTTACGGCGATTCGGGATTTCTTCACCACCATTTTTACGGCAATCTACAACTTTTTCAGCACGATTTTCAATGCCATTTACAACGTGGTTTCTACGGTTTTTCAGGCGATTCATAACGTCATTACGACCGTTTGGAATGCCATTTACACCACCTTAGAACCGCTGATCACGGCATTTGGCTATCTGTTTCAGACGATTTTTGAAGCCATTCAGATCATTGTGGGCAGAGTGATGGACTGGATCTCAGAGAAGATCAGTGCCATTTGGAATGCAATCGTAGCGTTTTTAACACCCATTTTAGAGGGTATCCGAACGACCTTTGAAACCATCTGGAATGCCATTTCCAATACGATTTCCACGGTTTTGACGGCAATTCAAGATGTGGTGACTACGGTTTGGAATGCCGTGTCTGGTTTCATTTCGTCTGTCCTGTCAGCGATTTGGAGTGTGGTTTCTTCCATCTGGAACAGCATCTCCGGCACGATCTCCAGTGTGATGAATACCATTTTTTCTGTGGTATCGTCTATCTGGAATCAGATCAGTTCTGCGGTTTCCAATGTTCTGAACGCCATCCGGTCGGTGGTATCTAACATCTGGAACAGCATCAAGAGAACCATTTCCAACGTGATGCAGAGCATTTCTTCTACGGTGTCCAGCATCTGGGACAACATTCGTTCTGCGGTTTCTGATAAAATCAGCGGCATCAAGTCCACCATTCAGAATGGATTTGATGCCGCTGTGGGATATATCAAAGGATTGGCGTCCGATGCCTGGAACTGGGGACGGGACATCATTCAGGGAATCATTGACGGCATTCAGAGTGCCATCGGCAGGCTGGCGGACTGTGTCACCAATGTTGCCGATACCATTCGGGATTTCCTGCACTTCTCTGTTCCGGACAAAGGACCGCTGACAGACTACGAGAGTTGGATGCCGGACTTTATGAAAGGGCTGGCAGACGGCATCGACAAGAGCAAGAAGTATGTGGAGAAAGCCGTGGGCGGTGTGGCGAAAGCCATGCAGCTGACCATGGATTCTGATTTGAATTACAGCTTGAACGGTATTTATGGTGCTGTTGTTGACGGCAGTTCCGGCGGTACGGTCAACAACTACTATAACAACGACAACAGCCGCACAGTGAATCAGACAAATAATAGTCCGAAGTCGCTGTCACGGCTGGAGATTTATAGGATGACGAGGAACGCGCTGAATACTTAAAAAGGAGCGATTTAAGTCGCTCCTTTTTCTCGGTAAATCAGAATTTGTCTTACTCGTTTATATTATGAGATTAGGTGACAAGATGTATGTCAAAGTGCATTCCAAATGAACAGAAAAGCAAAAACACATCCCCATGCATTTTTGTATACTTTTCTCACCTGAAGCATTCCATAAATGGCTATAAAGGTAGTTACAATTTCAATGATACCCTGTATGCTGAAGCTCATGGGATGAAAAAGAATGCCCATAATTGAAACCACAAGCGCACCCCAATCAAAGAATTTAGTTTTTACCGGGAAACGTCTGTTGATTTTCTCACAGATGACAACATAATTAAAGCCTTCAAAAAAGCCCCAGACAACCGCAATAACCAGTGTTCCGATAATGGTAGCTACGATCCCTGCTTTGTGAAGATCCGGGGTAACCATAATACTCAATGGTTCGTACCCCTCAAATTGTCCTGAAAGGAAAATAAAAAGAATATACGGGAGAAAAAACACGATCGTCCAAAGCACAGCTTTGATTGCATTTTCCCAACGAAGTCCGAAACTTGCGAACGATTCTTTACGCATTAGGCCTACAATAGTAATGCCAAGACCCGCTATTCCAAATTCCAATGCAGCAGCCGTCAAAAGTCTTGGCCAAACGGAAATATCACTGTTTTTGCAAAAACTCATTATTCTGCTTCCGAAAACACCATAGACGATATAGACTGCTATCGTAACCAGAGCGATTATCCACAAATCTATAGTAAGCTTTTTCTTCCGTTCTTTTATCTGTTGTTCCATTTACTTTCTCCCTATACTAAATTTCCAAAGTTGATCTTATACAAATTCCGATTTTGCGTAGAGAACCAACGTCTCTGTTGTCTCTATTATACATCATTAAACACAAAATGTAAAGGGGTGCATCTCATGTTTTATACCCTGATTTTAGAAAACCAATCCGGCGAACAGCTGAACCTGTCAACGACCGCCAACCAATACATGACCTCCAAAATCGAAGGTCTGAATCCGCCAGCTGGGACGATTTCCACTTCAAGCTATGCTGGCATGAACGGCAGCTACCTGAATAACGCCTTCATCGAAAAGCGAAACGTAGTCATCTCCTTTGCTATGCGTGGCATCGGCATTGAGAAACGGCGGCATCAGCTGTATCATGTGGTCAAGCCGTCCCGATACATCAAGATTTGGTACAAGACGGCGAACATCGATGTCTATGCCGAGGGGTATGTAGAAACCTGCGAGGTGTCAAATTTCGAGCAGCAGATCAGCGGGCAGATCTCCATTCTCTGTCCGGATATTTACTGGTACAGCCGGGATATTTTCTATGCCTATTACAGCGGCATCACCGGAGCATTTCATTTTCCCTTTCCGGAGAGCGATGCTCCGTTTCCTTTGGGTGTGTATTC